TTATGTTGTATAGTAAAATCAGAGCCTGTTCCTAATTTTATTTGAGCACTATCAGGCATAACAATATGTGAATCTGCATTTAACTGACCTGTAAATCTACCTGTTCCATTAACATCTAATTGATAAGATGGTGTAGCATCATTTATTCCTACTTTACCATCAGACAAAATTCTTAATTTTTCTGCATTACCAGCTCTTATAATAAAATCATTATCTTGAGCACCTATAGCAACATGTGTATCACTTGTTGTATCTTGGTCTCTTAATCCTATAAAATTAGTGTCTTGATTACTTACAAAACTAGCACTTACTGATGAAGTAGCTGTAACATCCAAAGCATAAACAGGGTCAACTCCTATACCTAAAGCTGTATTAATTCTAGCTTTATTAGTAGCAAGTTTTAAATCAGAATCATTACCAACACCATCTTCTATAATACGTAAAGTAGTATCAAGCTCTTGATTATCTGCTGTACCTACATTTAAAACGGACTTATATGTTGCCGCTGGAGTTTTGCTACTTAAATCTGCCATTATTATTTATTCTTCTTCTTTTTCTTCTTCCCTGGATTTTTCTTCTTCCCAGATTTGTTGTAAGATGTCATAAGCTCCCTCTGCTTTTGTTCTCATCATATTAAGATGTTCGTATTCTTCGTATTTTAAATTTTCTAACTTTTTATATTCTATAATTTGATTTTTCATATCTACTATATAATCTTCTAATTCCATTGATTGCTCCTATTATACGTTAAAAAGAATCTTCTGCAAAGTCATTATTTCCAATACTGTCTAATGTAAAGTCATTAGTGCCTATTGTATCTTTTGAAAAATTTGTTCCTGAAAGTAATATGTCCCAGTTAAAAGATATATCAGACCAATTTGTAGATAAGTAATTTCTGTAAACTGTATTTTGTGTAGTATCTAAATTAAAAGACATTACATATCATGTTGTGCAACAGTGAATATACTTCTACCATCGCTTTCTGTGTTAGCATATCTTTTAGCCTGTATTACAAGGTCGTTATACTTTTGTCTATAATATGATGCCACTTCCCATTGACTTGCTCTTTCAGATAATGTTTCCATTGCTTTAAATAATAAAGCCTCATGAAATCTAGCAGGTATGTCTGTACAAGTTTCTGCCATATCTATAGAACCAGCTACTAAATCTTCATCTTTAAATTTATCTGCTATCTTTACTGTAAATAATCTTATAGTTTTTACTTCTGATGGAGATGTAAACGTAGAAAGGTCAGATGTAGTAGCAACACCAATTTGTCTACCACCTTTTCTTGTCCACCATACATATCCTTTAGTATGTCCTTTATATGTAGCCATTAAGTCATATCCCTTTTAGAAGGTTCTCCTATTAGTTTAGGAGCAACCTCGTTATCTACATCAACACTTATAATTTTTATAACATCTTCTGGTAAATTGTAATATCTTTGATTAGCAACTGTAGATGCATTATAAGAGTCTTTTACAATTTCTGTTCTTTCACTAAAATCTTCTATTGCTCTATTTAAAATCTTTATTACGTCAGCAAGTTCAACTTCTGGATAAGCTTCAGATATAATGTCTACATATTCTTTTAACTTCATTATTTTCTACCTCCGCTTTGTATTGCAAACTTAGCTTCATAATCAGCTTGTAATTTTTGTTGTTGTGCTCTAAGAAGCCCCATCATCTCTGGGTCTTCATCTTCTTGAACTACTTCTTGTATTCTATAATCTAAAACTCTAATTGCAGCGTATAAACATATATGCTCATAATATGCTTTTGGGAAATCTGTTATAGTATTAGTATCTACATTAATACTGTAATCATTTGGTAAATGATATATATCTACAGTTACTGAAGTAGGTACTGGCTGTATATAAATACCACCATCAAATATATACCATGTTGGTCTTTCAGCATGTGCATAATGTATACTTTTAGAATCAGTGTAAGAATCATGGTATCTAGATTTACCTTCAGCACATTTTAAATTATTTCTATAGACATACGCTATCTCTCTATAA